TGGGCAATTACTCTCGCACAGCGGGTTATCCTGCTGGGGACGTGTCTGCAACCTGGGAGACTGTTAAGCTTCTGCAGGAACGTGGGCGCGCCTTCGCGATTGACCGCATGGACAATGAGGAAACTCTCGGGATGATGTTTGGCAAGCTGTCTGGCGAATTCATCCGGACGCAGGTTGTCCCAGAGGTGGACGCATATCGGTTTGCGAAGTGGGCAGGCACTTCTGGCATCTCCACCACGACTGCTGCCGCACTGACAACTGGTGACGCAGTTCTCACCGCAATTGACGTGGCTGCGGAGACGCTTGACGAGGACGAGGTTCCGTCTGAAGGAAGGCTGCTGTTTATCTCCAGCGCCGGACACAGACTGCTGTCCGCTAAAGTGAACCGCACCCTCGCCAACGAGAGCACTCTTGACCGCAGGTTGCGGGTGCTGGACGACATGACGATTATTCCTGTTCCCAAGGGACGGTTCTACACGTCCATCACGCTGGATCCAGGAGACAACACGAATACTGGCGGGTTTAGCAAGGCTTCCGGTGCTACGGACATTAACTTTATCCTGATGCATCCGACAGCCGTCGATCAAGCGACCAAGCTGGCAAACCTGAAAATCTTCTCACCAGAGCAGAATCAGTTAACCGATGCTTGGCTGTTCCAATACCGTCTGTACCACGATGCGTGGGTTTACGAAAATCGTACCAGCGGTATCTATCTGCATAAGAGCAACGCATAGGAGAGTGAGAGATGGCTTATACTCTTAGTTCGGCTGGTTTGGTAAAAGCTGCTCAGGACGCTATTAATAATGGCACTCTGAAAATTGCAAAGTTTGTGTTCGATGCCGGAGTCGCAGCTAATCGGACGGTGGGAGCACATGGAACGGGGATTACGATTCCCAGCGGCTCTCTGGTGGTGGGAGGTGTGTTTATCGTAGACACGCTGTTCACTTCTGCGAGCTCGAATACAGGCACCATTGCCATCAAGGTGGAGAGTGCTGGCGACATCCAGGCAGCCGCTGCAGTATCGGGTGCTCCTTACAGCACCACAGGCAAAAAGGAAATCGTGCCAAAGATTAACACTCCTGAATCTACCAGCATTTTGCTGACAGAAGAGCGTGAAATTACCTGCACAGTTGCCGTCGCGGCTTTAACGGCTGGCAAGCTGCACGGGTTCCTGATCTACGTGGCACCTTAGTTTGGAGGACTGAGCTATGGCATACATTGACTGGACGTACTATTCTGTAACGTATGGTGGGTCTGCCATAGCTCAGGCTGAATTTACAGCACTTGCCATAAATGCGAGTGCATTTGTGGATCTGGTCACCATGGATCGTGCGGCAGCTTACATGGCTCTGCTGGATCCGACTCCGGAGGAAGCGGACATTGTCAGCAAAATCAAAAATGCAACCTGCGCAGTAGCAGACCAGTTACATACATATTCTGCGGATGGTGGGATTATCTCCAATGAAAGTGTGGGATCCCACTCAGTGACTTATGCGGACAGGGAAAAACAAACCTTGACAAAAAAGCTTTCTGCCGCAGCGTATCCTTTCCTGGCACATACTGGATTGATGTACAGAGGGTTTAATGCGGACGAATACACCAGTTACCCTATATTCTCGTAGTGTGTCGGGTGGTTCTGAAAGCTGGAGTCGCACATACATTAACGCGGCACACTGGGAGAATCGCAAGGCTGCAAATGTGATATCCTCAGGGTTGCTGGAGGCAGATGCGGTTTCTGTGTGGATTCCTGACATCAGTGTCGGCATAAAACCTGGGGATATACTCGTGAAGGGAACTATTAATAAAACCATTGGGAGCACGTACACAGTGTCGGATCTGCGAATGGAATTTCCCTATGCGGTGAAAGTCACCAGCGTTGATCTTTATGATTTTGGTTCTCCGAGCATGCAGCATTTGAGGATCGGTGCATCATGAGTGTCGACGAGATTAAAACGCCACGCGGGTGGATCATCGTGGGTCCTGAAGGAACGGCAACCCTCACGTGGAATGTAAATTTCAAACCCAAGTGGAACAGAAAGTTTACCGATGCGCAGAAATACGTAGACAGCGAGGTTCTCAGGCTTTGCGAACCATATGTCCCTCTGAGAACAGGCATGCTGATCAAGTCCGGGATCCTGGGGACAGTCGTCGGATCGGGCACGGTGACTTACATCGCTCCTTATGCACGCCGGCAGTATTACATGCGCAACAGGAAAACCAAGTCTGAGACAGGTAAATTGCGCGGGAGCTTCTGGTTCCAGCGCATGAAGGAAGTGCATGGTCGTAAAATACTGGAGGGTGCTGCCAAACTCGCAGGCGGAGGCAAGGAAAGCGAATCATGAGCATAATTAGTGCTCTCAGGAGCTATCTGGAAAATTACACTGGACTGGCTTCAGGCGCGCCTGTGTGGGTTGATTATATCGGAGCGACACCCACAGAATATTCAGTTGTTCCTATTGCGGGGAATAAAATTGTGGAGCAATACATAGACGGTTCTTCTCTGCGCGAGTATCCTTTTGCGTTTAGAAGTGTAGAGAGCACCGCTGCTGACCTGGAACGGTTGGAGAACAGCGGATTTTTCGAGGCATTTGCAGATTGGCTGGAGGTTCAGACCGATACAGGAGCTCTCCCAGCGTTGGGAAGCGGACAAACCCCAGAGCTCATCGAGGCGACTGGCTGGGGTTATCTTTATGAGGAAGGCAACTCCGACACCGGGATTTACCAAATTCAGTGTCGGTTATTATACAAACAGGAGTAGAAATGGCTAAAATTAAACGTTCTCAGGTAATGACTTTCCTGAACACGACTCCGAGCAGCACTGCAACCTATTCATTGCTCGGAAGTGGGGTTGTCAGCGGCGCTATTGCTTACAATCCTAATGTGACGGAGGAGACATACATTCATCAAGACAGTGCAACGATCACTGTAGAAGGTTATGCTCCCAAATTCCCTGTGGAATCCTCTGCGGTTGCGGGGGATCCTGTGTTCGAGTTCATCGACGGTTTGCGGGTCGCACGTGCAATTTTGGATGCTGCACAGACAGACATCGTGAATGTGTGGGCATACGAATCTGGCGGTCCTTCATATCCTGCAGAGAAACAAGCGGTCGCAATTCAGATCGACGAGTTTGGTGGCGAAGGCGGAGTCAGCACGAAAATCAACTACACTATAAATTTTATCGGCGACCCTATACCTGGCACCTTCAACACGACCACAAAAGCATTCACTGCGAGTTAATAATGACTGGAGCGGATCATGGCTAAAATAAAAAGAAGCGCATTTAGATCGTTTTTGAACACTGGGACACTTGCATCTCCGAGCTGGAATCTGATCGGGGAAGGTGTCACTTCTGCCTCCATTGCTTACAATCCCAATGTGACGGAGGAAACATACATCCATCAGGATAACGCCACCGTCACTGTGGAAAGCTATGCACCAAAGTTCCCGCTGGAGTCAACCGCAGTCAGCGGGGACAGTGTGTTCGAGTATGTGGACACCCTGCGGAAGAGCAGAGGCATTCTTGCTTCTGCCGAGACTGAAGTGTCGAATGTGTGGATGTACAAAACTCCAATTTCAGGCTATTATCCTGCAGAGAAGCAATATTGCAATGTGCAGTTGGATGAATTTGGAGGTGAGGGCGGAGTCAGTGCGAAAATAAACTACACGGTGAATTTCATCGGGGATCCTGTATTGGGGAGGTTCAACCCGACAACAAAAGTTTGGTCGCCATTAACCGCTCCACTTACACACACTTTAACAACTCTTACGCTGGGTTCTGGAACGCTATCACCGCTGTTCACGACGGATAAGAGCAATTTGTTTTACACTACATCTATTGCAGCAACGACTGTTACAATAAGCAGTGTGCTGGCAGGTGCAACCATCGTGCAGAAATGCAATGGTGTCTTAGTTGCGCAGGGGGCAGCTGCGAATTTGAACCTGGGGAAGAACACGATCACTATTGATGTGACTGTCAGCAGCACCACCTATACCTATGTTATCGAAGCAACGAGGACTGTCTAATGGATAATATTCGTATTAACTCTGGTCTCAAACGGATAATGATCAATGACGATCCGAATAGGGTCATTGAATTCAATCCTGAGGATGTCCTGTTTGCAGAGCGGTTCTATGCGCTGATAAAAGTTTTTCAAGAGCAAGAAGTGAAGTTTCAGGAGCGTCTCGAGGAGCTCCAGAAAAATGAAGAAAAGGATCCCTACGGCATCCCTGTGAACACCCAAGAGACTCTGGATTTCGTTGTCGAAGTCTGCAATTTCCTGCGCGAGCAGGTGGACAAAGTTTTTGGCGCGGGAACTTCTGAAACAGTATTCGGAGAGACTCAGTCTCTTGGGATGTTTGAACAGTTCTTCACCGGGATCACGCCATTTGTAAAATCCTCTCGGACGGAAAAGGTCGCAAAGTACACCAGAAAGAAATCGTGAACATACTGTTAGACAAGTTGCCAACTTCCATTGAAATAGATGGAACGAAATACGAAGTAAATTCGGATTTCAGATATTGTCTGGCCACGATATTGGCATTCGAGGATGAGGAGCTCGCGGATACCGAGAAACAGCAAATTATGCTGTCTAATCTGTACAAAGAAATTCCTGAGAACTTAACAGAGGCTCTTAGGAAGGCAGTGTGGTTCTTAAATGGGGGAAACGAAGGATCGGAGGAAGAATCCTCGGGCATGCGATTATACAGCTTTCAAAAAGATGCTAATTACATTTTTGCAGCTTTTAGACAGACTCATGGCATCGACTTACAAACGATTGGATATTTGCATTGGTGGGCATTTATGGCTTTGTTCCTGGATTTGGGACAGGACACCGTATTTTGCCAACTGATAAATCTGCGAAAGCGTGTAAAAACAGGTAAAGCCACGAAGGAGGAGAAGGCAGCTGCGAGGGAAATGGGTGACATGTTTGCCATTCCCGATTATGACGATCGGACTCTGGAAGAAAAGGAAGCCGAGCGTAAATTTCTTGAAGCGGTCGGAGGACATTAATGCCCGGTGGCTATGATGGATCCATCAGATTCGACACAAAAATTGACACGGCTGGCGTCAATAAAGGTGTCTCCAACGCGGGGAATGCCCTTAAAGGGGTGGGAAAAGCGCTCGCGGGAATAGGCAAAGCACTCGCTATCGGTGTCCTTGCAGTCGTCTCTGCACTCATCGGTGTCGTCATCGGTCTCGGAAAAACCTTATTTTCAATCGGCAAGATTGCAGTGGGTGCTGGGGATGACATTGCGGCTCAGGCAAGAAAAATAGAAGAATTAAAGCAAACTTTCGCAGATCTGAAATTGGCAGTTGCGGATGCTTTTCGACCACTTGTTCTCGCGGCACTGCCCTGGATTAATTCTGTCGTGGCAGCGATCACCCAGCTGCTTAATTTGGTTGCACAAGTATTTGCACACCTGTCCGGGCAGGAAGGTTATTGGAAAACTGTCGCGGGTGCTGCAGGAGAAGCAGGTGAGGCAGCAAAAGGCGCGCTGGCAGGGTTTGACAAGCTGAATGTCCTCGACAAAAATGCAGGTGGGGCTGGAGGGGGTGGTGGAGCAGGACAAGAGTGGGTCCCGATTGGGGATGAAGCTATCTCTATTTCGGAACGAATCGCAGAAATCTGGGCAAAAATAAGAGAATTTATCGAGCCAGTAATAGAGGCTTTCGGGAGACTCGGTGCAGCCTTTGTAGAGGTCAAAGAAGCTCTGGATCCTGTCTGGAAATTGGTGTGGGAGAATTTGAAGCCTGCGTTTGAATGGATCCGGGACAAAGCAGTTATTTTTATAGATCTGTTAACGGCAGCTGTCAGTGCTCTGGCTGAGCACATCCGAGAGCATCCGGAATTGTGGGCAACACTTCTCACCGTTCTCTCCGCGATACTCCTCGTTGTCATTTTGTTAAATAGTCAATGGCTCTTGGCAGTGGCAGCAATTGCTCTTCTGAGTGAATGGTACAAAACCCACACCGAAGTTGCGAATACTCTGCTGGCAATACTCGGCACATTGGCCATAGCGATCGGATTGGTCTATGCAGGGCTGATGATCTACAAGGGTGTACTCATTGCAGTCAACACTGTAACGGCTCTGTGGGGGGTTATTACAAGCGCAGCTATGGCTCCGATTCTTATTGCAATAGGTGTAATTGCATTGCTGGTGGCTGCCGGTGTGCTCCTGTGGAAGAATTGGGACAAGATTAAAGAAGTTGCTATAACTGTCTGGGACAAAATAAAAGAAATTTGGGGGAGTGTCTCTGAATGGTTCGGGACAAATGTCGTTGATCCCCTGAGCGAAAAATTTGGAAATCTCGTAGAAAAATGGCAGGTGCTCGCGGATCTGATCAAGACAAAAATAATTGATCCTGTCGTGGACTGGTTCCAGAATGTGCTACTCCCAGTTATAGAAAATGTCCTTGATCGGATCGGCAAGGCTTTTCAAATTGCATTTGCCTGGTGGAGCGGGTTATTCTCCGGGGTCTTCCAAGGGATCATAGGCATAATCAAGGGCGCTCTGGAGGTTATTACTTCTATAATCGGGATGGTAATTGACGTTATAGCTGGAATAATCACATTCCTCACAGGTGTGTTCACCGGTGACTGGGAATTGGCTTGGCAGGGAATAAAAGACATTGCGACAGAGATCTGGGAAGGTTTAGGTGGGGTTATCAAAGGAGTCGTGAATGGGATTATCGGATTCATCAATGGCATGATACAGGGAGTTGCCTCAGGACTAAATGCAGTCATCGCACTCCTGAACAGAATGGAATTTGCAATCCCTGATTGGGTCCCGGTCTGGGGCGGAAGAACTTTTGGGTTTAACATCGCTGAAATGACAGCGCCGCAAATCCCTTATCTTGCGCAGGGTGCGGTTATTCCTCCCAATGCACAATTCCTGGCAGTCCTCGGAGATCAGCGCAGCGGCAGGAATCTGGAAGCGCCAGAGAGTCTGATCCGAAAGATCGTTCGGGAAGAAGCAGGCAGTGTAAAAGACCAGGAAGTCACGATAAACTTTGCTGGGGATCTGGGATCTCTTATACGGGTGCTCAAACCTTACATCGACAGGGAGAACAAACGTACAGGTAAAAGTTTGGTTGCTGGGCGGACAATATGATAATTATTGACAGCGAAAGTTTTGACATACCAATTATAGATGTGGCAATGGC